TCGGACAAGGCAGACGTGCCGGCTGCATTGCGTGTTTGGGTCGGTGCCTGTGTTGCTTTTGCTTATGCAAACCGCGAGTCCGACAGCGAGAAGTCTTTCAAGAGTACTCCGTTCTTTGAGCGGATGATCGATCCGTGGAGGGCTTACAAGTGATCGAACCTTTATCCGGACAACTGAATCGGCGCTGTTCGATTTACTCGGCCCGGCTCATGTCAGACGGCAAAGCAAATCAGTCTACTAAACGGACGCCTCTTTGGAGCTGCTGGTGCAAGGTGGAGGTGATCGGCGGGTCGGTCTTCTGGGAGAACGTCCAGACAGAAGAAGCAGTAACGCACCGGATCTTTATCAGAAGCGTCAAAGGCAAAAGCAGACCTCAGGATCTGCCTCGCCTGATCGAGCTTGAATGCGCGGGCTTCTGGTATCGGGTCAAGCGAGTGACGGACTGCAACAGTGCCGGTCGGTTCACGTTATTGGAATGCGAGGTGCTCAATGCAGCCGTTAAGAATTGAAGCGAAGTTTGCAAGGCCTTTGAACTTTGCCGATTTCGACAAGAAGTCGATGAGGAAAGGTTTTACTCAAGTCGGCCGAGACGTTTCCAAGATTGCAAAGAAACTGGTCAGCAAAAAAGGAGTATCCGCTGCCAAAGCTTATCCCGGAAAGCAAACAGGGATATTCCAGAAGGCAATTTCCTACAAGGTTTCGCGCTCCGGTTTCTCGGTGGCCGTGAAGCCCTACGGAAAAGGCAAGCAGGTTTCTGCAGAACTGAAAAGACGCGGGTTTTATCCCGCGTTTGTCGTCTTTGGCCACGCAGGGCCCAAACGCAGCAAGCGAACCCGTGCGCACCGCAAACAATCCTTTGAGGCAAAAGTGGCTAAGCCGCGTGCCAATCCGGTCTCAGCTGCCGCTGAAACCTATGGCCGAACCCGATTTCAAGCGGTCGTGGGTCGGATTTTGGAAGATGCCTTTAAGCCGGGCCCGGTTAGGAGCTTAATGAAGTGAAATTAAAACCCATTATTCAGGAACTGCGGGCTCATTGTCCGGGCTTTGATGGCCGAGTCTTTGGCGTCGGAACGTTTTCCCGGCTCGATGAGTCGGTGGCAGCCGAACTCCTCCCGGCTGCGTTTGTGATTCCGGTCTCTGAAGATCCGGAAGAACCTGCAGTGATCAACCGTTACAAGCAGCAGGTGCGGTTCAACTTTGCCGTCATCCTGATGGTCGCCAATACCGAGGATGAACAGGGTTTGACAGCCTGGGAGAAGTCGGTCGATCTCAAAAAGGAAGTTTTTCAAGCCATTTTGGGAGCTGACGATATTCAGGCCGGCAGAGATTGGATTCAGTTTGAGTCTCTTACGGTCCTTGATCTTAATCGCGCGGCATTGACCGTCCAGTTGGATTTCTCCTGTCAGTACGAAATCAACGATAACGAAACCCGTCACGGAGCAGACATCGATCGACTTGGAAGGTTCCTCCGGATGTACACCGATATCGACGTGATTGCCGAGAAGGGACATCCGGACGGCAGGATTGAAGCAAAAGTTTTAATTGATTTGGAGAAAACTAAATGAGTATTTCATTTAACAACATCCCAAGCGACGTGAGAACGCCGCTTTTTTATGCGGAAGTCGATAATTCGATGGCTAATTTGGCCACTTCGACTCAAACGACGCTTCTTATTGGTCAGATGACCGAAGGGAAGGCTGAGCCGCTTGTGCCGGTTCTTGTCACCGGCGATAGTCAAGGGAAGGACCTTTTTGGTCGTGGTTCGGAGCTGGCCAGGATGAACACGGTTTATCGCAAAAACGATCCTGCAGGTCAGGTTTGGGCAATTCCGCTAAGTGATCCGGAAGCGGCAACAGCCGCTTCGGGCACGTATACATTATCGGGTCTTCCTACTTTAGCCGGCATTTTGAGCGTTTATATCGGAGCCGATCGAGTTCAGGTAGCGGTCGGTGTGGATGATGCGCCTGCTGACGTAGCATCTGCAATCGCGTCTGCGATTAACGGAAACCCCGATCTTCCGGTTACGGCAGAAGCCTCTGCGAGTAAGGAGGATGCGGAAGTAGAAGAGGGCTACGTTACCGTCAGCGCGAAGAATAAGGGCGCCAATGGCAACGACATCGCTTTAGGACTCAATATTCAGGGCTACGGGGCCGGAGAGGAGACGCCTGAAGGGCTGAGTGTCAAAATCACAGCCATGGCCGGAGGCACCGGCGCGCCGGATTTCTCTACTCTTGAATTCTCCAAAATTATGGGTGATGACCCGTACGACTTTATCCTGATGCCCTATTCGGACACGGTTTCTTTGGATTATTTCAAAGAGACTATGAACGATACGAGCGGCCGCTGGGCCTATGACAAGCAGCAGTATGGACATGTCTACACCTGTAAGAGGGGCTCCGTTAACGATCTGCAGAAGTTTGGAGCAACCCGTAACGATCAGCACGCCACGATTATCGGACTCGAACCGGATGTCCCGTCTTTGGCAATTGAGGTGCTGTCAGCCTACGGAGCTCAGAACGCAGCCAAGCTTTCTATCGATCCGGCGCGTCCCACTCAGACTTTAGAGCTAATCGGGATCACCTCTGCACCTCACGGCAAGCGTTTTACTATGAGTGAGCGTCAGGTTCTTTTGACAAACGGCATTGCTACCGAGTACACGGAATCCGGCTATATGAGGGTGGAAAGGGCAATTACGACGTACCAAAAGAATAGATTCGGCGATGAAGACAACTCGTACTTAGATTCCGAGACGCTGCACACGCTGGCCTACATCATTCGCGCCTTGAGAAGCTGTATTACGAGCAAGTATCCGCGGCACAAACTCGCCAGTGACGGGACGCGATTCGGTGCAGGGCAGGCGGTGGTGACGCCGTCCATTATCAGGGGCGAGCTCATTGCGATGTATACCAAGCTCGAGGAGAAGGCGATTGTCGAAAATGCTGACTTGTTTGCCAAGTACCTCATTGTTGAAAGAAATAAAGATGATCCGAACAGAGTCGACGTCCTTCTGCCGCCGGACTTAGTTAACCAGTTAAGAGTTTTTGCCGTGCTGTCTCAGTTCCGTCTTCAATTTAACGAATAAGAGGTGATTTAATGCCAAGAATTGCAGGAATTTGCCACATCACAGTCAATGGCAGGACACTGGATATATCAGGAGGTCTTACGATTCCGCTCTCCAAATCCACCAAGGAGGCGATCGTTTCAACCAACGGATCCGTTAATTACAAAGAAATCCCAATTGCCCCCTACATCGACGCTACTTTCCTTATGGATCCTGATTTTCCGATTAATGAACTGGCAGAGATGGATACGGGTACCGTCGTTGCGGAATTAGCTAATGGTAAGAGTTACACGCTCTCAGAGGCTTTCATTGAAGGAGAGATGAACTATGACAGTGACGCCGGCACTGTCGGAATGAAATTTGTAGGAACCAACGGGAGGTGGTCATGATTGAGACTTATAAGCTGAAAGCTCCGATCACGGTATCGGGAAACAAAATTGAGAAGGTCGATCTGCGAGAACCGACCTTTAACGAAATCTCCGCAATGGGTCTTCCCGGGGACGCTTCTACTCCGGATGAAAAATTAAGCCTGCTGAGAAAGTATGTTGTGACCTGCTCCGGTCTTTCAGACGAAGCTGTGGGCCAGCTCGGAATCAGAGATGCGATGGCTTTAATCCGAAAGGTATCCGATTTTTTTACCGATACGGAGTAGGGCAGAAGAAAATGGCTGTGAAGGTCTTTTACAACACGGCTCGATTCTGGAGTGAAAGACCTACTGAACTGTCAAAAGAGCCTTTTTCGCGGGTGGTTGAGCTTGCGAAAGAGGCTCTTCGCATTATGGAAGAAGATAAAAAATGGCAGGAAAAGAATACAGTCTCAAGGCCGTCCTATCGGCGACCGATAAGATAAGCCCGGCTCTGAAGAAAATCGATGCTAATTTCGGCAAGATCGGCCGCTCCTTCTCCGCTCTCGGAAAGTCGTCGGCAGCACTAGCATCAAAGTTTGCACTTCCTCTGACAGTTTTGGGGGGTGTGGGAGGCTTTAGCTTAAAGGCCGCGGTGGACAAGTTTACTTCCTTAGGTGACTCTATCGATAAGGCAAGCAAGAGGGCTGGCGTCAGTGCTCAGTCCTTGCAGAAACTCCGTTATGCCGCGGGTTTGGGAGGGATGTCAGCCGAGCAGATGGATCAGGCGTTAGCTAAGCTGACTTACAACATGGGGCAAGCTGCCAGAGGCGAGAACAAGAATCTGGCGGCTATATTCAGGAGACTCGGCGTATCTTTGAAGGACTCAAAGGGGAATATTCGAGACGCGGCCGATGTGATGCGGAACTTGGCTCAGGCAGTCAAAAACAATGAGTCTCCGGCTGTCCGGTTGCGCATTCTGACGGCGGCCTTCGGTGATGAGCTCGCCAAGAGGATGATTCCTGTCTTGGAGAGCGGTGCCGCAGGGCTTGACGAGATGGGCAATGAAGCCGAGAAGCTGGGCATCGTGATGAACGATAAGATGGTAGCTGACTCGGCTCATTTAACCGATACCATGAGTAAGTTTTCTCAAGTCTTAGACGGTGTGTCGGCTACTATCGGGGCGTCGCTTGCGCCCGTTATCGAAACAATTGTAAAGAGGATTCAGGATTGGGTTACGGCCAACAAGGATCTCATTACCCAAAGGCTGGAAGCTATATTCGAAAAAATCTCCAAGGCCGTCTCCGAAATTGACTTTGAAAAAGCGGTTGACGGGGTTTTTAATCTGATTGACGGGGTCATGAATTTTGTGGACTCTATCGGCGGCTGGGACACCATAATCAAAGGGTTCGGAGCTTTAATTGGTCTGACGCTTGTCGGCAATATGATTAGCCTTGGGCAATCCCTTTACGGGGTTGGGGCGGCAATTACCACGGCCTTCGGCCCATGGGGCTGGATCATCGGAGGAGCGATAGCTGCCGGCATTGCACTATGGAAGAACTGGGATGATATTTCCACATGGTTTGAGAATTCATTCCCCAATTTGTCAAAGGTACTGAAAGGATTGCCGGACGGCTTTTCTCTGGCGTGGGATAACGCCTGTAAGAATATTCGTGCGCTTTGGTCCGGCCTGACAGAGACGTGGGAAAACATCAAGAAAAAGCTGTCTTGGGAGGGTATTAAAGGCTCTGCTAGGGAAATGCTCGGACTCTCCAGAGAAGAGGCGAAACCTCAGAGGCCTGCTCCGATGATGAGTTCTTCAGAAGCCGCATCGATGAGCAGAGGACTATCAACTCAGAAAACAGAAGTGGATAACCGTCTGGAAGTGGTCGTAAAGATTCCGAACGGAACCGAGGCTCAGGTCAATAAGCAAGACTCGAGCGGCGGGTATTTCTCTGCTTCAACTCAAAACTATCCAGTAGAGGGGTTGACCGACTAATGAATGCACCGGAATTAAGGCGAGCCTCCTTTAGAGGCGTACCCTTTGAAGTGACAAGCTCCGACTTCAAAGTAGGCAGAAGAACTCAGACCTTTGAGTATCCTCAGAGAGATACGCCGTTTACTGAAGATCTAGGACGCTCAAAAAGAACAATCACCGTAACGGCCTATGTCATAGGAGCTGATTACATTACCCGGATGAAGCGGTTGATAGCGGCATGCGAAAAACAGGGAGCAGGAAGGCTTATCCATCCGTGGCTCGGCACCATGGAGGTAGTGGCAGTTGATCTCACTTCTCCGCGTTTTGAGTCAAACCGACTTTCCACCGTCACACTCTCTTTTGTTG